CACCTCTTCGGCAAATTCGTCGATTGTCATGCCAGCGGGCAGCGCGCCCTCGTCCATGATCACCTTGTTGCTGCTCAGAATGTGCAGGGCCTTGCTGGCCCGCTTGTTCACGTCGTCCTGGATGTCGCGCACGCCACGGATGACGCCATAGGGCAGGTTGTCCCGGCCCCTGCGGTAGCACCAGATCGGCGTGAAGCGGAAGCGGTTGTGCTTGTAGGGGCTTGGGCCTTCCCAAAGCATGTCCTTGACCGTCATGTGGGCTACTCGCACGCGCATCATCATCTTGCTTACCAGCCGGGATGCGTTGCTTGCCAATGCCTCTACGTGGTTCGGGTCTTGCGGGTCGTACACCTCGCCTTTGCGCGGCCCGCCCTTGAGCTTCTGCACGCGCTCGGGCACGCGGTACTCGCATTCGATCAGGCGAACGCGCTGGCGCTTGTGGGTCACTACGGTGCGAGAGACGCCAAAGTTGGAGCGGTCAAACTCGGCGTAGTCCATGGGGATGTCGCCGTCCGTTTCCTCCAGGCCTGTCATCATCGTGGCGTCCACGGCCGCCGAATCAATCTGGGCATGGCGGCCCGGGAACAGAGCCTTGGCCACGTCCACGTCCGTCCACTTGGTGCGGAAGATGTACCGCCCGTCGCTGTTGTCGAGTTCGGTGGCCGCGCTGTCGTGCAAGATGTTGCGCCAGCTTTCGTACCGCGAGTACACGGTTTCGCTGTCGTCCTCGTCCTGCGCGCCGTCTTCCAGCCATCCCAAGCCCACCTTGATGGCGTCCTCAAACGCGCGGCTGCGGTGAAACGGCAGCTTGTTCACGTCGCTGACGTACTTCAGCAGCTTGGTCTTGAGTTCGGCCGGCTTGGTGTCCTCTTTGCCACGCGGCAGGATCTTGAAGTCGGTGCGGCCGCGCTTTTCTGTGCCGATGATCCAGTTGATGCTGGTGGCGATGACGTTGTAGACGATGGGGGCCTGGCCGCGCTCCTTGAGCACCTGGGCTTCTTCTTCGGACCACTGGATGTTGTCGTAGTAGTCCTCGTCAATCGCCATCTGGAAGCGGTTTTCGCTCTGGCGGTCGAGCTCCTGTCTATAGTAGCTGATCAGACGGCCATGCAATTTCTGCATCTCGTGGCTGTCGAGGTTGTTGGCAGGCTTGGCTGGCTGCGCTGTCGGCTTTGCCTCCGGCATCCGGTCCTCTGGCGTTGCCTTGCGGTTCACGCTGGTCAGGGAGCTGTCGCGCAGGTCGAACATTTTGGGCCTCAGATTTGCTTAACTTGCTCAAATTCCTGCAATTCTAGCGTTTTGCTGCGCCCGTCGCCAGTTTTGAGCTCTACAAATGCGCCCGTGACGGCTTCTTGCGGGTCAACTGGCATGCTCACAAGGTCCGGGAGGTGGCTGTGGATCATGTCGGCGATCTTGTGCGTCCTGGTCATGCTGTCCTCGAAGCCCAGGCACTGCGCGATGTGCTTTGCGGCATTCACGAGGTACTTCACGTCGGCGTACTTGTAGGCCGATGACAGGGCGATAACGCACGGCTTGACGCTGCTGGGCGGACGGTAGCGCGGGACAATGACGAGGCACGGCTCGGTGTCTTCCTTGGCCTCGCTGTAAACCCATGAGCCAAAGAGCACCATGTCGCCCAGCTCGCGCATGAAGTGGTGACGGCTGAGGTCAATTGCTGGTTGTGTGTCGGTCATTTTTGTATACCGTAAGGTAAAGCGTGCCATCGATCAAACAGGTGTAGGGGCGGCGATGGGCTTTTACGTATTTGTGAGTGGATTTTTGTGCAGCAAACCACGCATCACTGGTCATGGTCTTGCGCAGTTCGTACTCCTCGTCAGGGCTGATTTCTTTGACGACTACGTTCATTGCGGCCTCTCGTCTTCGTCGAATGTCATGTCCTCTGGGTGCTCAACCGGGGCGTGGATCGTCACGTCTCCGTGCTCACCGACCAGGCGCAGGCACGGGCCGCACACCATGCAGTAGTAAATCCCGGCCTCGGTGTCTGCGACTGCGGTCACGTACCGGCCCTTCGCTTGGGGGTGTCGAGCCTGCGCGCACTGCCATCAGCGTCGATCAGGTACGTCGTGCCGGCCACCTGCTGGAGCTTGACCACCGAAAGGCCGTAGCGGTTGACGGTGGCCTGAGCCCAGTCCAACAGTTTGGCGTTCAGCCACTGCTTTGCTCGGCCCATTATGGTTACGCCTGGTGCGTAGGTAGTCATTGTTGTCCTTCTTGACGGCCACATGCCCGGCCGCTTGGGCGGTTTGATTCTAGTACCACGGTGCTACGCTGACCGCCAGCTCCGCGATTTTTTCCGGGTTGGCAGCACTTGGCCGCGCGAGACGTTGATCTGCCCGTTCTTGTAGGCCTGCGCAAACTGTCGAAGTGCGTCGGCCGCCTCGCTGTGGTTGCCGGTCTTGTCGGGCTCGCTGTCCCAGCACGCCAGCCTGGCATTCCATTTGCGTCGGTAGAGCTCAATGTGCTTGATGCCTTCGGCGCAGTGGGTTTCGTCGAACCAAAGCAGCGGGAAGACATCGCGGGTGTGCTGGATGCCCCAATTCACGTCCTCGATGCGCGGCACGATCTCAAAGCGCACGCCGGGCATGAGTTCCTCCAGCATCTCCTTGGGGCTCTTGTTGCTGGTCTGGCCTTGCCTGCGGTGGTCGGCGTCGTGTGGCAGAAAAATGGTGTCCCATATCAGGCCCAAGCCTTGCAGCCATGCCGCGAAGTAGCTGTAAGGCTCCCCCCACCCCTCCTTGAAGCGGATGACGCGCCACTCCATGCCCAGGCGCTGCATTACCCAGACTGCGGTCCCGTCGCTGTTGCCGATGTCCCAGAACGTGAAGGCGGCGTTGCCCGGCAATACCGGGATGCTGGGCACAAAGCGGCCATTGGCGCGCGCGGCCGCGATCTGGTTGGCGTAGTACGTGCCCTCCATGCTGACGCTGAAAGCCTCGTCGAGCGTACTGGGGTACTCTTGGTACATCTGCTGCTGGTCGCCCGCGAAGGTCTGGCGCAGCGTCGTGACGTACCAGGCGCGCTTGCGCTGGCCGATGGCGCGGTTGATCTTGGCCTGGATCTGCTCAAAATACTCGTGCTGCTTGGGCGTGATGATGACGCCTTTCGGGTCAAGCTCGTATTCCCTGGCGTCCCACCAGCTTGCGAAGTGCAGTTTGAACTCAAGCGGCGAAAGCTTGCGCCCGGCGTCTTGGAGCGCGCGGGCCTCGGTTGTCATGTCGTAAAACTTGCCGTCGCGGCCCTCGGCGGTGGACTCAATGAAGATCAGGCCGTCCTGCGGCACCGCGGGCAGCGTACCAGTGACCACCTCGGCGGCCTTGTCCGGGTACTTGGCACAAATCTTGCCGAACTCTGAGACGTGGACAAAGTTGGGCGTGCCGCCCCGCATGCTGGTTCCCACCCGCACCTTGGAGCCGTTGGCAAACTCTATGCTGGTCTTGGTCTTGCTCGTCACCGGCACCATGGCCTTCACCTGCTCCGGCAGGTTGTTGTAGGCCAGCTCGATCTTGGACTGGAAGATGTCCTGCGCTGTGTCCAGGTCTTGCGCGATTACGCCAACATCGCTGCCGGGCTGGAAGAGTGCTGTGTCTAGGCCCAGCAACTGGATCAGCGTCGAGAAGCCACGCTGGCGTGCTTTGGGGATGATGTTGCGGTAGTGCAGGTTTTCAAGCAGTCGCTCCTGCGCCTCGTTGGGCCTGAACACTACGATGTTCTTCTGCTTGTCCTTGATCTTGTACAGGTTCCTGATCCGCCAGTGCGGGTCGGACAAGAGGCTCACCAGCTTGGCCTTGGCGGCTTCGTCCATGGTCAGCCCTTGGGCTTGATGGGCGTGCCGGCGACCTTGGTGAACAGTTCGGCCAGCGGGTTTTCAGGCTGCACGCCGTGGTTCAGGTCAACCTTGTCGCCCCACTTCTTGGGATTCCACTTCGCCAGCAGCTTCAGGCGCGTCTCGATGCGAAGTTTGCTGCGCTGGATGAACTCGGTGTTCGGGCGCGGCCCGTTTTCCGTCAGCACCTCGTCGCCGGTCGTGTCATCCGCAATGTCCATGCACTCCTGGGAAATGGCGTCCTCGCCAAGCTCTCGTGCGCGCGCGATGCGTGCAGCGAAAAGCGGGTCTTTCTCCATCCAATCGTAAATAGCTCGCCAAGTTGGCATGTGCTCACTTCTGCAAATGCTGCGCAGTGTTTCGCCATCGGAGATTCGCCGAACGATCTCTTCTGCTAGGTCTTGCGGCACAGGTACTGGCTTGGATGGCCTGCCACGCGGCCGCTTTGGCTGCTCTGGTGTCTTGACCTTGACCGTGCGCCCCTTCGCCGCAGCCTTGGGCTTGGCTGTTGGTTTGGGCTTTGGCTGGTTTGACATGGCTGCAATGCTGGGTTGAGCTTTTGGGGTGGTGGTGGTGATTCGAGCGGTATGGTAGCACTATCGAACCAGTTGGGGGAATGATGGACGGTGGAATAGTCTTTGATGTCGTTGGGGTTGGTGGTGGTGTTGACCGGGTTTGCTGTGTCCGATTGTTGGACATTCCGGTGTCCGAGTTTTTGGGGTGGGCTCCTGTTGGGCCCCCCCTTACTCTGAGGCTTCTTGATTCTGCGGGGGTGGCTTGTGGGCTGCTGGGGTTCTTGCCCGGGGAGGTGCGCGCCGCTTGGTGGTTTTGGATTGATTTGCGATCCCCCTTGCCAGTAGGTCTAGGGTGCGCTGGGATGGTACCCGAGGTGGC